ATACAAAGTCGACCGAGCTTCTTACGCTGAGTTGGAAAAGACTCTTGCCCGTAGAACTTTTGACGAATCTGGTAACTACGAAGTTAACAAGTTCAAGCTATCAGTTCGTGAACATTTGGATGACGGTACAAACTTCGGTCTATACCCAGAAACTCCACCAGTGCCAGTTGCAGGCGTTACATACGGCGATCAAGACAAATTCGTGATGGTCGTTGACCCAGGCAAAGCCTACATTGAAGGTTATGAGATTGAAGCTTCTGCAGCTCAATTTATCGAGTTCAATAAAGCTAGAGAAATCGACGGTATTGAAAACAACCATATCCAACGTACAAGCGAACAAACTATTGGTTTGAACGTTGGTAACTATGTTATGGTTACAAACCTATACAAGACCCCAGCGATCAATACGTTCGAGAAAGTTTATCTAGTAAACAAACTTCAACCAAGAGCTGCTGTCTTGAGCACAGTTATTACAAGCGGTCAAGTTACTGCTGTTAACATTATCGACGCAGGTGAAGGCTATACCGCCAACGTTGCCTTAGATTTTAGATCAATCAATGCCGCTGGCTCTGGCGCTACGGCTACTGCCACAGTTTCTGGCGGTAAGATCACTAGCATCTCAATCACTAACGCTGGATCTGCATATACTGTAGCCCCAGAAGTTAGAGCATTGATTGCTGTTGGTGGCGGGCAAGCAGTACCTATCGGTTCTGCACCTTTGGCAGCTACCATTGTTGGTACTGCTCGCGTCAAGTCTCTACAGTTACACTCTGGTGATTTCTCACAATACAATGATACTGAATATAAGCTAGGCTTGTTCGACATTAACATGTTCAACGGTAAATCGTTCGAGCGTGATGTTAAGAGTATTACTTCTACAGCAGCTGGATACAACTTCACTGCTAACGTTAGCCCAGCCTTTATCCAGTTGATCGGTTCTGCATCGTCAACTTCTGGTTCTGATACAGTGTCTGGTGCTGGTACAAACTTCAATGATTCTGTTGTTGCTGGTGACGTTCTATACTTGAACGACCTACGTATCGGCGTTGTTGAATCGTTCAATAACTTACAAATCACTTTAACTTCTGGTGCAGCTTATAGCGTTGCCAGCGGTCGTATTTCTGTGTTCAAAGCTGAGTTGATCGACTCTGCATATGAAACTCTATTGTTCCCAGTTGGTCAGTCTGTTGTTAAAACACTACGTGGTGTTCAAAACGGTAACGATACTCTTAAGGCTTCTACGATCATTGTTCGTCGAGTGTTCCCGATCGTTAACACTGGCGTTAACAAGGCGACTTTTGAAGTTACAGATACAAACGAAACATTCTTGTCTGATGCAGACTTGGATAACTTCTTGTTGATCAACGCTGACACAAACATTCCAGTTAATATTGGAACAACTGATGCTTCTATCACATTCGATAACAGCACAGTTCGTAAGATTGTAAACTTCAACAACGTACCAAACGGTAACTACTATTTGATCGCTTCTGTTCAGCAAGTTTCTAACGCTGCGCAAGAAAAGGTTAAAGTTCTTTCTGACCCGTTCGACTACAACGTTATCGGTAAGAAGCTGGTTAACAGCTCTTCTATTGATCTAAACCACGCTGATATTTTTGAATTGATTAGCGTTAAGATGACCCCAGGTGATTATGACGTGTTCGACGAAGGAAACTCTGTTGATATCACTGAGCGTTATACTTTAGACAACGGTCAACGTCCAACATACTATGGTATCGGTAAGATCTTACTGAAGCCAGGATACCAAGTTCCAAGCGGAGCTGTCCAAGTTACATACAAGTATTTCTCAGTGAGCGCTGCTCAAGGTAACTACTTCTCTGTTGACTCATATACAACTGCTTCTGGTGTACCTTATGAAGACATCCCTTCATACTTCGTTACAGATTCAGCTACTGGTAAGAAGGTTGAAATCAGCTTGACTGATGTTATCGACTTCCGTCCAGTATTGTCAAACACTAACTACTTCTACCCACAAATTCCTAAAATCGGTTCTGATATGATCGCTCCGATTGCTAACTACCTTGGTCGTATCGACAAGATTGTTTTGGACTCTGTTGGTAAGTTTAACGTTATTGCTGGCGTACCATCTCAAGAATCCAAAGAACCACAAGATCCTAAACAAGGTATGGTTATCGCCACTGTGTCGATTCCTCCATATACTAAGACTGTTAAGGATGTAGTGATCGTTCAACGTGATAATCGCCGTTACACAATGCGCGACATCGGTAAGTTGGAACGCCGTATTGCTAACTTGGAATACTACGTTACTCTGAGCTTGCTAGAAAAAGATACTGCTTCTCTACAAATCCGCGACGAGACAACTGGTCTAGATCGTTTCAAGAACGGTTTCATCGTTGACCAATTTACAGGTCACAATATCGGTGATGTTAAGAACGAAGACTATCGTATCTCTGTTGACGCTCAGACTAGAACTCTTCGCCCTATGCACCACGCTCAAGCCCTAGAGGTTGTCGAGCAATTGACATCTGGTTCTGATCGTGCGTACAAGTCTTATAAAAAGACTGGTGATTTGATCACTCTTCCATACACTGAATCTACATATATCCTCAACCCTCACGCCTCTCGCGCGATGGATATCCATGCTGTTTCTATGGGTGCGTTCAAAGGTGAGATTAGCCTGTACCCAGAAGGTGATAACTGGAAGTCTGTTGAACGCCGTCCTGACTTGATCGCAGTTGACGATAACAACTACGACGCTATTAAGTTCATTGCAGACGCTGCTGGTGTAACTGGCACAAAATGGAATGAATGGCAAACTAACTGGACTTCAGTTACAACAAACACACAAAACTGGCAAGGTCAAGTACGAAACGTTGTAACTGGTTACGAAACAACTTTCACAAACTACTCTGGTTACAACTGGCGCGATGGTATTCAAACTGATTTGACATCGTCAGTTAACGCTCAAGACTACGGCGACCGTGTTGTGGATATGTCATATATCCCATTCATGAGATCTCGTCCGATCACAGTTATCGCTCAAAACCTAAAGAACACAACACGCTTCTGGCCATTCTTCGATGGTACTGCAGTTGATTCTTTTGTGAAGCCAGCTGATAAGTTCACTGTTACACGTGTTGGTCAATCTTTGATGTCATTCGAACTAAATGATTTGAACAACAACGTTCTAGCTGATAGCGAAAAGAGAGCTTACAACGGTCGTATTGAACCAGCGTTCGGTATCGGTGACGTTTTGACAAACACAACACATACTGCTGTGTCTATCAACTCTATCACTAACCTAACTTCTGCCGCTGCATCGTTCACTATGATCACGACAGACGCTAGTGGTATTCGCCCAGGTCACCACGTTATGTTGTATAACATGGATAACCACAATTCGTTTAACGAGAAGAACCTAAACGATCTACACGAAAATCAGGTTATCCCAGTTAGCGTTGGTATCTCGAATACAGCGGCTATGTCTAAAGAATTGAACTTGCGTAAGTTCAAAGTCTTAGCTGTTTCTGGTCAGTTGGTCACTTTGGGTAACCTAGACGGCTCTTTGGTTCAACCTTTCAGCGCCTACTCTGTTGACTCTTACCTAGACGGTAACAAAGGTCGCTTGCTACGTTTGAAGGCTTCTGGTGTTGTCGCTTTGGGTGGCGTTATTGAAACTTCTGACTCTATTGGTCCGATCAAACAAGACATCTACCTAGTGAACATCAAGAATGGTTTTGCCATCGGTGAAACATTGGCAGGTTCTGTAAGTATCGGTAGCACTTCTGGTTTCAACGGTGTTACAATTAACACTATCAACGAATCAACATCTCCTAACACTCCTCCAGCTATGAAGAGCGTGGGTGATAATATGATCACAGACACTAACGGTACTGTTGTTGGTGTGTTCTATCTACCAGAAACTGAAGAACTAAGCTTCCGTACTGGCGAGCGTACTTTCAAACTAACTGACAACTCTAGCAACAGTAACGCTTCGTTTGACTCTATCGGCGCTGCCGTTTACTACTCGCAAGGTGTTGCGTTGAGTAAAGAACGTACTATCGTTTCTACACGTAGTGCACAATTTGTTCAAGCTTCTACTTATGAAGATACACAAAGCCTACCTGCAGTTCGTCGTACTACAACTTCAACTCGTGTGTTGTATCAGTATGCTATCGACCCATTGGCTCAGACTTTCACAGTTAGCGCTGACGGTGGTGTGTATATCACTTCTATCGACTTGTACTTCTCAGCTAAAGGTACTCGCCCAGTATCTATCGAGATCCGCAATACTGATAATGGCGTTCCTTCTTCTAAGGTTGTGCCATTCTCTAAAGTGACTAAGCCAGCTTCTGAGTTGAACGTTTCCGCTGATAGCAGAACTAAAACAACGTTTACGTTTAAGTCTCCTGTGTATCTACAAGACGCTGAAACATATGCATTCGTTGTTATGACTGACGAGCCAGGAACTCAAGTTTATGTTTCTGAGATGGGCAACCTAGACGTTATCACTGGTAACACTATCGCAGGTCAACCTTTGACTGGTTCTTTGTATGCTTCTCAAAACGCTAAAGAGTGGGAAATTCACCCTCTATTGGATATGAAGTTTACAATGAATAAGGCTAAGTTCAATATCGAAACATCTTCTGAAGTTTTGTTTAGAACTAACCCTCCTGAGTTGTATGCTCTGCCAAATAACCCATTTGAGATTACACCTAACACTAATAAGATTCGTGTGTATGCGCCTAACCACGGCTTGCTACCAAACTCAGTTGTGACGTTCACTAATATCCCTACAGGGTTCTATGGTGCAAACAGCGAAACTCTAGGTATCCCGCACACACTATTGAACACAACTCACACTGTTGAGTCTGTGGGTATTGATAAAGACTCGTTCATTATCGATCTAGTTACAGTTGATGCTGCGTCATCGACTAACCTACTAAGCGGCACTAACGCTGACTTTATCAAAGGCGAATACGGTGGTCAAAACGTTCACATGTCTCGCGGCGTGTGCATGGATATGTTGTACTTCAAGACTTCTGACTTGAACTTCCAAGACACTAAGATTGAATACTATGTTTCAACTCAAAAGTTGAACGGCGATTTCACTGACTATATCCCATTCGTGGCAAATAGCAACTACGGTTTCTCTACTCGTATGAACATCCGTTCTTATGAGAACCAAATCGTGGAAAGTAGCTTGAAGAAGCCATCAGTATTGGTAAAAGCCGTGTTGACTTCTACTAACCCTAACATCTCTCCAGCTATGGACTTGCAACAGATGTCAGCGTTCGCTATTTGTAACTTGATCAACAATCAAACTGCTGCAACTATCAACGTCCCAGAAATTGACTCTAGAGAGATTCTGGGTAATGGCGATCTAGCCTTGGCTGACGTCTCTGTTGCTTATACTGGTAGCACTGTTATCACTTCAAGTACATCGTCTGCGACTGTTACTGGTGTTAATACTTCGTTCACTACAACTGTTCTACCTGAAAACAGACTTTACAAAGCTGATGGCACTACTCTGATCGGTTATGTTATGACTGTTGTAAGTAATACAGAAATCACATTGTCGTCTAACGCTGCTGTGGCTGTAACTTCAGAGAACTTTGTTGTTAAATCAATCCCTAGTTTGGTGTTTGAGAATATTGGTGGTGTTGGTGTAATCCGCACAAATATCGACAGCGCTGACAACTTGTTGGCGTCTGCTGGTATCGGTAAGACTATCATTATCAGCGGTGTTGCTTCTGGTATCAACGGTTCTTACGTGGTTCGCGATATTAACGTTGTTGAAGATAAGACAACTTATGCAGGTAATGCTGAGTTGGATATAACTAAGGTTATTTTGGATCGCGCCTTTGAAGGCTCTGCAACTATCGACATGATCACTGACCCTGACTTCAGTATCGTTGTTCTTGACAAGTATGCTGACGACTTTGCACCTCAAGGTACACATAACGCAGCTAACTACATCACTAGAACTCTATCGTTGACAGAAGCCGCTGATAACCTAAAGATTATCTTCGACGCTAACATTGTTAACAATACACAGATCAAAGTGTACTACAGAACATGGACTGGTAACGTTGACTTGCGTAAGGTTCCATATACTGATTCTGGATTCACTCCGTTGAATACTGACCCAGAAGGTAAGTTTGTTGAGCGTACTATTGATATTTCTAACTTGGCTTCTTTCAATAACGTTTCTATTAAGATCGTTATGAAGTCTAGCGACCCTGTGTTTGTACCGAAACTTAAGAACTTGAGAATGATTGCTCTATCATGAGTTTATTAAATATCGAAGGGCATAGTAATTTAAAGAAAGATACCTCCTCTGGAGGTATCGTGAATGTTGATAAGAATTCATATCAAGCATACATTCTTCAAAAAACTCTGGCAAAACGTACAATACAACAACAGCAAATTGCCCAAGAATCTATATCACACCTACAATCACAGATAAATAGTATTACAGGTGATTTGGCAGACGTTAAGACGCTTCTGCTTCAAATATTACAAAAAGGTAACTAATGGCTGCTATTAACTTACGTCAAGATAAAGAACGTCCCCTAACAATTCAAGAAGTTGACAACAACTTTGATGCTATCAACCGTGAAGTTGGTACTAAGCTAGACGCATCTGCGTATAATGCTTCGAACATTCTAACGCTTTTGAACAATAACGCTGGCGCTGGTTCTACACTAGACGCTGATAAGGTTCACGGTAAGTTCCCAGACACTGCGGCTAATCCAAACACTGTTGCTATCCGCGACGGTCTTGGAAATATGTACGCTGTGCAGTATTATGGCTTGCACATCGGTAACGTGATCGGTAACGTGATCGGTAACGTAACTGGTACAGTTACAGGTAACTCAACAAACGTTGATGGTATCGTTCAACTAGAACACGGTGGTACTGGTGCTGCTGCGGCTCCTCAAGCTCGCGCGAACCTTGGTTTGGGTACTATTTCAACTCAAAACAAGAACACTATTGATATCACTGGCGGTACAATTACTGGTATTGAACCTCTAGCTGTAGCTGACGGCGGTACTGGTTCAGATACTAAAGTTGGTGCTCGTTCTAACCTTGGTGTTGTTATCGGCGCTGACGTTCAAGCTTATGCAGCTATCCTTTCTGGTATTTCTGCGACAAGCGGTGATGGTTTGGTTATCAGAACTTCAACTAACTCATCTGTAGCTAGAAAGTTTGTTCAAGGTAACTCTATCGAAATTACAAACCCTACTGGTGTCGCTGGTGACATTACAGTGGGTCTTACTTTGAACCCTTCTGTTTCAGCTATCACTAAAACTGGTACAAACGGTACTGGCGATATCGGTCAAACTGGTAACCGTTTCGGTACAATCTACGGTACAGCCTCTTCAGCTAAGTACGCCGACTTGGCAGAAAAGTACACGACTGATAAAGAGTACCCAGCTGGTACTGTTGTTGTTATCTCAGAAGACGAAGGTTTCGAATGTAAACAATCTTGGATCTCTGGTCAATATGCATTGGGTGTTGTTTCAACTAACCCAGCGTTCTTAATGAACGACGAGGCTGACGGACAACCTATCGCTTTGAAGGGTCGTGTACCTGTTCGCGTTATTGGTCCAATCCGCAAGGGTCAAAGAATCATGGCAGCTCCTAACGGCGCAGCAAAAGCTGGTAATGACAACGTTATCGGTCAAGCATTGGAAACTAATCTAGACCCTTCTGAAAAATTAGTTGAATGCGCGATCATCTAACTGGAGTAATAAATGGCGAACGCACAAACAACAAGAACGCATAAGTCGTTCACGCTGACTAATGCTGGAGATTGGTCAACACTAATCGCCAACATGCGTTCGAGCATTAATGCAGGCAACACTATTACAGCAGCTGATGTAAATACAGTTATTGAGATGACCAACAACATGTTAGGTCACTATCACACATACGATGATGCGTATCAGTTAGCCACATATGGAGCGGGTTATGGTAACTGGCCAGGCGCTGGTGATAGAAATAACTACTATGAGAACAAATCAACATCTCGAGGCGCAGGTTTCCCAGCCGATATTGCCAAGGTCACTGCTGATAGTTTAATTACGCTTACAAAACATAATGAACTAGCAACAGCTTCTAGATCTATGCGTGCGCATGATCACGACATTAACGATCGAACAGCATAACTATTTGTTTCTATATTATGATTTCTCAAAAAATTTATCTGAATAGATCTTTCGACGTGTCCCGAGTTAATTGGGACACGTATCAATCCAATCAACTCTCAGAGCTACACGCTGAAGTTATTAAGATGAATACAGTCATCGAATATGCTTCACTACCCGCAGCGTTATCTATGCTCAAAGAGATCCCCGAAGACGACTTAGACTTACACTCATTTATAGCTAAATGGGTTCACGATGAACACAAGCACGCATTTGTGTTGAAAGAATACAGTAACCGTTTCATACCAAACGCTGAAGCGACTATACATGACTTCGAGGAAGTAGCTATTAAGTTCAGCGATTCACCCATGACCATAGCTGAGTTAATGGCGCTACATATGTGTACGGAACTGTCAGTTATTCGATGGTACAGAAAAATGGCAGATTGGCATACAGAACCTTTGATTAAAGAGATGTATAGAAACTTAGTCATTGATGAAGCTAATCATGCAGGTGCGTTTAAAGCGTTCATGAAAAAGTATTACACTGAAGACAATAAGAAGGGTATCCTAGCCATCTTTCAGTTGTTCATGACGAAGCGTTACTTTATATCAATCAAAGCTGCGTCAACACTGGATATAGAAAAACAGTCAGTTCACTCGCGCTTACCAAACCCAGAACTATTTGATCATTTCCTTCAAGACATTTTAAAGTTTGATGAGAAAGATCAAACCCGTTTACAAAACACAATATTACGCATAGCATCAAACTTGTGCGGTCATGAAATGAAGACGCCACTTGAGTTGAAACAATATAGGAAATCATTATGAGTAGAGTATTTTTAATCCAAACAGAATCTGGTCAAGCCGATCCATGGGACGACTCGATCAATATTTCAAACACTGCTGTTAATCCAAGTCTGGGTAACACAAACAATCCAGCTGGGCATACAAGTAGAATCACATACTATCAGCGTACAGATAACAGATTCACTATTATGCGTTCACCGACTGATGACGCAGATATTGTTTTGTCTAAACCATACACTAACGATACTATCAGCGTTAAGATCAGTTTGGAAGATGTCGGTGTATGTACCGATGGCGCTAGAGATAAAGCAATCCTATGTGCATCGATCATTGAAGATGGAGTACCGCTAACTCAAGCTGAAGCTGTTAATAAAGCTCGCTACTATATGAGAAACAAGAATGGAGATATCATCGAGATGTCTTCAGGTAATATCATTGAAAACCCAAAGATGATTCCTTGGTTTTTCTGTTACAGAACAAATGATGCTCCAGTGTATTATATTGTTATGAACCATCATTCTATTCAGTCAATTGGTTTAGTCGACGGTGATTATGGTAACAGTAAAGTATTTGTTCTTTCCAACCATCTAAGAAATCTAAACGATGTGGTGTTTAAACCAAAGTTCGGTAGAACTGCTCGTTTGATCGGCGACCATAACGTTGTAGTTCGCGGTGACGAGTTTACAATTGAACCGTTTGGTTCTTGGTTTGTTAAACAACACATGCCAGATCACTTTAAAGACGTCAAGGTTAAAATTGATACAAACTTCGAGTATGAAGTGGTCGATGGAAAGATCAAATTTAAAACCATAAATAAAGATAAAGGATACGTGTACTTACGATGGAACACGGGAACTGTTATGGATATGTCATTCCATAATAGCAAAAATAGATTCTTTAGAGAGTACATCGTAGACGTTATCCGATAGGAGAATATATGGCAGTAGAACGTACCAGTACAACAACAGTAACTCCAGCAGCCCCTGCAGATAAAGCAGCTGAGGCTAATATCACAGCAGACACTTTCAAACAAATGTTGGATGTATTGGAAGCCTTGGCTACACACAATCATACATTTTATGATGATTATAATACAGTGTGTGAATGCCAGTGTCAATGCCAATGTAGTCGCGGAACATTTTAAACTATGAAGGTTCGTAATGAAAAAACAAATTATTTGGTTGAATGAAGAGAAGCAATCTCGCAAGAACGAACAACATAAAGCATCTGTAGTCCCGTTAGAAGACGGGACTTTACATTTTGAAGTTCAGACTATTATCACACCCAAGGGTTTGACTAAAGAGAACAAACTAATCTCTGTAATCCCAAAGGACGATGAACAAGTAGTACCTTTGAGTGAGGCTTCGCACCTGTTCCAAGAATTAAGACAAATGAACTTGATTCTAACGAATGCATGTAACTTGTCATGTACATACTGCTATGAGCAACACAATAAAGACTTCGGGCGTTTCACGAATGAAAGCCTATTGTCCGCATACAGATTCCTGGTCAATTCTAATCAACGCCAACGTAAAGTGTTCCAGTTCTTCGGCGGTGAACCTCTAATCCATAAAGACATTATCTTAGACTTCTTGAAAAAGAATCAACAGGAACTACAAGATAACGCTCGCGGTGATTTCAATACGTCAATTGGTATAGTTACCAACGGGCTACTTGTCAACGATTCCCTAGTCGACGAATACTTCAAGTATGACTTTACAAGTATGCTTATCTCCTTGGACACAGATAAGTCATGGGTTGATCATAGAGAAATCGGTCAAGAAAAGATCAACAAGCTAATGGATCAGATCGCTAGAATGCCAGCTGATATTAAAGCAGCTAAACGTGTTCTGATTCGTTGCACACTCGCTCGCGAGAACGCACCACACTTTAAAGAGTTCGTGGATAACTTATGCGATCGTGGCATTCGTAAGATGGTTGTTCACCCGTTGATTCTTGACTCTAGTAAAGGGTTTATCAAGTGGGCTGATAACGAGTGGAATAAACTACACGAAGATATCCTGTATGTACTAGACAAATACGAAGACCTAGAAATCCACTTCTCTGAAGGCGTTGGACAAAAGGGTGAAGAGAACTGTATGATCGGCTCAGAGATGATCGCGATTGACGCTTCTGGCGACTTCTCAGGTTGTTACTTCTTTACTAACCAGAAAGCAGCCGCTGGTTCTTCTGCTATTCTAGGTAACGTATTCCAGAATACAATTTACGCTGACCGTTATGCGTTGTTCCGTAAGATGTACAACGATATGTTTGAAACTGAAGAACAGTGTCAGACTTGCGATTATAAGAACGCTTGCTACCAATGTCCAGCGGGTAATTTGGATATCGGCGCTAAGATGTTCAGCCCTGATGATATGTGCCAGAAGATTGTTAAACTATACGTTGACCTTCAAGAAGATATTATCAAGAAGCAAACTAAAAAGAAGTACGAATCAATCGTTAAAACTACAGTTGATAACGGCGAAGAATATTCGTTCGTTCGCGGCTTGAGTTACTTGATGTTCTTTAACCACTTCAACTATCATCCAAAACCAGAGAACGTACATATCGGCATTGATGATATTGGATACAGAAATCTACTCGCTGTTTGGAAGAAGATAATCAACAGAGAAATCGCTCCAAAGTTTACAGCGGATAATTATGTAAACGAACTAAAACTTCTAGTCACTGATGAGACTTTCGATATTGATGATTTCTATTACTTGATCGTTGAACGTGCTAAAATGCTTCCAGAGATTAACAAGCGTCCAGCAAACAATATGATGGAACGTTGCTTTTACTTGACTTTGCTACATATCATTATTTTACAAAATGCTAAATCATTCCATGGAACATTCAGTGAGCGCCTCGCAGCCAATTAACCTTGTCAAGAAAAACCCATTCGACAAGGTTTATTTGATAACTCTCTATCTTGGAAACACATGTAACTTTGATTGTGTTTACTGCGATAGAGGTTATATCGAAGACGTCGGTGGACAAAACGTCAGCCGAACAAACGTTGATGAGATGCAGGAGTTCTTCGAGTGGCTAGAGACTCAACCCAACGAATTAAAGTTGGTATCATTCCACGGCGGAGAACCATTACTGTTTATCAAACGTATGGAACAAATCATGGAATGGTTATATCCGATCGCTTTACGAAACGGTTGGAAAGTAACTCTGACAACTAATGGTTCATTGGTCAAGGAGAACGAGTGGTTCTTCGCGAAGTACAATAACATTCTCAGAGCCACGGTTAGCTATGACTTCATGTACCAAGCTGAAAACCGTGCAGCGTTCGACGTTCACGAGATGGCTGAAGTCTTAAACAAGTATTGTGACTTTTGGCAGTGGCAGTTCGTTATGCCGATCGATCATCCGAAGGCTTTCTCGTTTGATAACATAAAAGAGATCGTCAATACTTGCTATAAGACTAACTGTAAAACTATCAACATCATCCCATTGAGACATAAGCGTGGTAAGCATAAGTTCGACGTTATCATTGACCGAATAAACATTCCTCAATTCATGGATGCGTTTATTCAGTTTATCCAAATATTGTACATCAAGAAGTTGAACGTATTTGTCGACGGGTGTTACACTAAAATCGACAAGGCTTATTTCTCAGAACACCATAAGCTAATCCTTGGACCAGATGGATATATGTATCCAGAGTTTGAGTTCCTTGAGTATCGAATTGACGCTGGTCGTATCGGTAATTGGAAGACTAGACAGGTTTGGAAGAATCTAGGCGATAAGTCCAGAATCAGAGACGGCTGTTTAGATTGTCATAAACTACACAGCTGCGGTTTGAAGTATATGTATCACCTGTTCGATAAAGAACCAGAAGGTCACTGTAAAGAGTTTTACACCGTGATGGACTACATAATGATGCACCTTGATAAACTACACGAGAAGAAATCATTCCTAGAATGGGTCGGTATCAACCCTGATTTTGAGATTGAAAAATGAGCGACGGAAATAACTTTGACGGCTATGAAAATCTTTCAGAATATTGGCTGAAAGAAGACGCTCTACATTCACTATCGTTCGATATATACTTCAGTCTAGGTAAGCGTTATTATTGCGACGCTGGTTGTAAAGTTTGTTACATCAAAGACCAGCTAAAGGAAGTAAAGCCTTTACCCATCTTTGAAACAGACTTCGAACGCTTAGAAGAAGTTTGGTTTGATTTCTTTGACTATTTCACTGAGCTCAGAACTAACGAAGACCTGTACTATCTAAAGTACAACAAACCTCAACACTATGCTTGGTATAAAAAACACGCCAGTAAGTTCCAGTTGTGCATAACAGATAACGCTATATTCAGAGCGCTGCGTATGAAGGAGCTACAACTCGGTGGAATAGCTGACGTTGGAATCTCCACAGACTTCATCAAGCAACTAGGCGCTGAGAAAGTATTATCCGCTGTCAAAGAACTTCATGAACGCTATGGTGTCAAGAAGGTTAAATACGTTGACTGCGGAAACCCTGAAGTCTTTGAGGAAGTAATCAAGTGGGTTGATAAGCTCGGTTTAAATAACTGCGTCATCCACGACTTCAGATCACCTCATAGAAAAATCTTAAATCATGACTGGGCTGAATACCAAAACACTTGGGTCGAAAATACACCAGATGGTATCATACAGATTTACAGAGAGTCTATCCAGCTACACTACGACAGGTTCTACTACTCGTGCGACGATTCAAGTAACATCGAAGTTGACCCGTTCTATACGTTCCAAGACAAGATAAACCTAAAAGACTTCTTGTATAATTTGGTCCAGAAAAAACAAGCTAAGTATTTTGAGATACAGGATAAACCTGAACATAAACACTTCAGGGATTATTATAAAGAAACACAGAAGTTTAAGATCAACAATGATTTTAACTTCATTCCTAGTATTATGATACCACCCCGTTCTCGATTCTTTTACAGAATGGTGCAAGATGGGTGGAAACAAACCAAGTACGGATTGTTTGATTCTGGAACAACCGTTACTTCATTAATTGAGCAAAATAATGTACAGTAAATTTAAAGTGAAACATAGTGGAGTTGAGTTCTATTACAGAACAGAAGACAATAGCATTCATAATTCAAAGGGTGATATTATGTCACTTCCGCCAGCTGAAGGTTGGGAGTTCTTTGATAATGCTAAGGATCAAAACATATTTGGTGTAACTCATAAGACGGATAAACCTACAGCGCTGCGTATTTTATTGGGTCACGCATGTAACTATTCCTGCGGCTACTGTATGCAGAAAGACATCGGTAACCCAGACGAGCGCCCAGAAAACTTCTGGTTGGAACCGTTCATTGAATCAGTTAAAGAACACCTAGACCTGAGTCAACTAGAACGTGTAGAACTTTGGGGTGGTGAACCGTTTCTTTACTGGAATGATATGAAACCTATCATGCAGTTTTTGGATAGTCCAGATCGTCACTTCTACATCTCAACAAACGGCTCTCCGTTAAGACAGAAACACGTTGACTTCTTTAAGACGTTGCAAGGTAGCGTTATGATGGGTATCTCGCACGATGGTCCAGGACAAGAATCATTACGTGGCGAGGACATCTTCGATAAGAAGAGTGTAGCTGAAACCCTAAAGCAGTTGGATGACTTACACCCGAAAGTTCAATACAGTTTCAACTCTGTAATCTCAGCGACTAACTACGACTTGTTCGAGTTCAACAAATACTTCAAGGAAGTAGCTGAACGTTTAGAATTGAAACACGCTCGACTGAGTTTCATTCCCGCTAGAATATATGATGACTCTGATTCAAAGAACTCAGCGGATCACGTTATCAAAGGTGACGATCTACCAAAGTTTAAGACGATCGTAAATGACTACATCAAAGCAGCCGTTCAAGATCGTATAAAAGGTGGCACGGATATACTGAACTCGAACATCATCGACAACGATACTGGTGTTTTGAAGTTTGCCACGCTAACCCGTCATCAGATTCCAGTTACTATGACTTCGAGCTGCGGTGCAGACTCCGCTGATATTTTATCCATGGATATCAGAGGTAACGTTAGACTTTGCCCGCATACCAACGAGAAGTTTAATGGCGGTCACGTAAGCGATATCAAGGGTATTAAGATTATCGGCTTGACACTAGAACGTAAGAATACACACTGTGCAGCTTGCCCTGTTCAAAGATTATGTAAGTCCAGCTGCCCCATTGATTTCCCCACTGAAGTTTTCATGCACAACTGCAGAGTTGAAAAGGTTTGGTTCTCAGCGATTCAACAAAACGCATTCGCGTTACTATTCGGCGGTGAAGTCGAACTATTGGAAATAGGTATAGATGAAAATAGATTCAAAGAAAATACAAGTTTATAAGGACAGGCTGGAGAACCATTCTCTCCTTATAACTAATACAATTCAGTCAAAAGACGACCTACGTCTATTCATGCAATATCACGTATTCGCTGTTTGGGACTTTATGAGTCTTTTAAAAACAATGCAACATAACGTGGTTCCAACATCAACATTATGGCTTCCAACTAGCGGTACTAGATCTCAAATAGCCAGAATGATCAACGAGATCGTTTTGTGTGAAGAAACCGATCTATCGCCAGATGGTACTTCCATGAGTCATTTTGACTTATATCTACAAGCCATGATGGAGGTTGATGCAGACGTAACTCCTATTAGAAATTATCTAAATAAAGTCCAAACAACTGGGGTTACTTGGGGTGCCCCTGAGATAGCAGACGAGTTTATACAATCAACGTTTAAAGCTATCAGAGGTGGTCCACACACAGCGGCAGCTTCGTTTTGCTACGGTCGCGAAACTGTAATTCCAAGTATGTTTAAACGTATTTTAAAACAGATAAATATATCTAATACAGATGCGCCGAAATTTCACTATTATCTGCAAAGACATATTGAAGTCGATGGGGATACCCATGGACCAATGTCTGAAAACCTAGTGAATTACTTTTGTAAAGATGACCCATTTCTAATTCACGAAGCTGAGCAAGCGGCGATCGAGGCTATTAAGGCTAGGATTTTGTTTTTTGATCGAATCGAAACTTTATTAGCTACTAAATAATAAATACTGTAAATTAGACCATCAGGAACTAAGAATATGCCTTCAATTATAACTCGCGTGACGGATGCGTTAGAAGCAACTACAAAAAACGCACCGCTGACCAACGCTGAGATTGACCAGAACTTTATCAACATTAACAACAGGGTTACAAGTAACGCTGAGTTAAGTAAAGACATCACAGGTTTTCCTGACAGAACAAGCAGCGTTTTGTCATTTAACGAAACATCTAGAGTTTTATCTTTAGCTCCAACTGACGCAGAGTTCACGGTTTACCATAGAGGTAAGCCATACGTTATCACCTCAGCTAAGACTGTAACTATCGCCGACACAAACGGTGGTCGATATATCATTTACGATCATATCCAAAACAGATTATCTGACGTTGGGTCAACTCCATCATTCTCAGATCAAATCGTTGTAGCTTATCTCTACTGGAACGCTGCAGATAACGTCGCTGTTATTTTCGGTGATGAGCGTCACTCGACAGCTCGCGATACTACTTGGCACACATACCAACACAGCTCTGTTGGTGCTCTATGGAAGTCTGGCGGTACAGCTACTTACACAGTAAACAACCCCAACCAAGTTCAAGTATCTTTGGATTCTCCGATCGTAATCTGGGATGAAGATCTAGTACACGATATCGTACACTCTGTATCTCCAGAAAATCAATACGAACAAAGCCTATTAAATGGCGCAAGTATTCCAACGATTTATCTAAGCGGCACAGTCTATAAGCAAACAGCTGCTTCCACTGTTCCTTGGATGGAATCGACAACTAGAGCTTACTATAACCCAGTTGTCTCAGAAAACGGCGCTTTGACCATTGTACCAACTAACGGCTCGTATATTACTTACTGGTTGGTTGCCACAAACGATACAAAATACCCTGTGAAACTAATTATGGGTAGAAATGTTCATACTACATTCGGTGATGCGGAAGGTGAAGACTTCGATTCGTATGGCTTACATATGCCTGAAATCGTACCGATGTATAAGTTCGTTTTACAAACATCTGATACTTTCACACAGAACACGGCACGTATAAATATTGTAGGTGTTAAGGAGTTGGTGGGTAAGCAAAACGCTAGAGCGAACACTTTCGATACATTCTCTCATAGCACTTTGTCTGATAGAAATACAGCTAACCAACACTCTATTTCAGCTATCACTGACCTTCAAACAACGTTGGATGCAATCAGCGGTAATTCAATCGCTATGTCTATCGCACTGGGATAATAAATACTACTATGGCAAATACCTTCAAATCTTATTTAACAGCTGGTGTAACTACACAGACTACCATCCACACAGCTCCTGTTTCTACACAAACAGCGGTTATTGGATTATCTCTAGCTAACACTACTGTCGGAGCTTCATCGGTTGATGTAACTCTATCTCGTGGCGCGACTGTGGTTAGTGTAATCAAAGGCGCTGTCATCCCATCTTCAGATACTCTAATCCTATACGGTGGCGATCAAAAGTTAGTCATGCAAGCTGGTGACTTACTAAAATTGACCGCGACTGCAGCGATAGACGTTATCGTTTCAGTACTTGAGGTGAATTAATGGGTCTTTTAGTATCTGGTAGAAACCCAGCGGCGTCTAAGACAGCCGAACGTTCTTATTTTACGGCGACCGCTGGACAGACTGTTTTTACAATCGCTGGCGGTTACCAAGCTGGTGACATCGACGTATTCCTGAACGGCGTTCGTTTAGTTGAAAGCGATGACTTCACAGCAACTAATGGCAGCACTGTCGTTTTATCTTCAGCGGCAAGCCTCGGTGATCACTTAGCCGTTGTTTGTTACTATCAATTCCAAGCTACAGGTCACTGGACTAAATCAGAGTCAGATGGTCGTTATTTGACTGCTGCGGGTACAAACCCCATGTCAGCGTATCTAAAGACCCCGAACTACGGTATCACATCTGCTTCGGATTCATCGTCAGCTTCCATTGAAGCTAATGCCATTGGCGGCACCCAAGGCGTCGGTGTTAAGGCGTGGGGTAGAAACGTTGCTACCTTTGGCGGCGATATCCATTATATTACAGACACTCGCGGTGCTGGTGGCGCTCATAGATTCTATGGGTGGAATGGTTCTTCTTGGACTGAAAATGCTAAGATCGATTCTTTGGGTCGAGTTACAAAACCAAATCAACCAGCGTTTAGAGTTGGTAACAGTACAAACTACACCCCAGGATCAAACGGTAACATTTTATTTAACGATACAGCAGGCTTTCATTTCGTAAGAGATAATGCGTACTCAACATCGACTGGGTTATACACGGCTCCAGTATCTGGATTGTATTACTTTTTCACGTCTGTTATTTTCGGTAACGTTCCAAGCGGTACTGATATGTCTGATTGTATTTTGTTGAGAAAGAATGGTGTAAACTTCACATACAGTAGCCGACGTGCCTCCTATGTCGCGGGATCAACTGGTACAAGCGGATATTTCGTTGATACTGCATTTTCAACAGTTCAACTCAGTTATGGAGATTCTGTTGGAGTATATAACCAAAGAGGTACATATTTGGTACATGGAAACACTAACTACACATACTTCGGTGGTTGGTTAATTGGATAAGGATAAAAATATGACAAAATACACAATTACTCTATCACCAGCTGAAGATAAAGCTCTATCAGTGGCGGCAGTTGATCAAAACGACTGGATTCAAAACGTGGTGCATGAACGTTGCCGAGTGGCGATTGAAGAAATCGTACTGGCTGAAGTTCAACGTAAACTAGCTGCGGGTGAGCCAATTACTGGTTCTAAAGAAGATATCGTACTAGCGGCAGATATTGAGACTGCAGCTGAGCGCGAAGCACGTATCCAAGCTGAGATGGCTGAATTAAGAAACCAAGGTTAATAAATGAGCATTGCTAGAAACATATCCAAAGTTGAAGTAGATTCTAACGGATATCTTCAACCAAGTTCTCTAGCGAGCGTAGATGGTTCTTTGTTTTCTAGTAAGATAGCTAAGTCTGCATTCCCCACTGGGTCTTCGATACAAATGGTATCTATGTTGTATCAATCATACAACTCTGTGTCTATTAACAACTCTTGGGTTAATGTACCAAACATGGTACTAGATATCACGCCAACCTCGGTCAATTCTAAAATAAAAATTGAAGTTAGATGGTTCGGTGAAATTGATACCGCATGGGATGATGTGTTTGGAATAACACGAAATGGTACTATCATAAATTTACCAACGGGCACTTCCAACAGAAATGCCGCACTTGGTATGCCAGTTCAAACTTATATCGCTGATAATAATGATAGTACACCAGAGTTGTGTTTTATTAGTACCATCGACACCCCAGCAACTACATCTCCAGTTACATATAGATTAGTTGCTAGAGCCAACACCACTAGAACGTTGTGGACTGGGCGAGTTATTAGTTCAACGACCGCAACAAACTACGAGCAAGGTTCGTGTGAAATAATTTTAACGGAGTATGCTGGATGAGTAATGCTAGAAATATGGCTAGACTTATGGCCAATCAATCTGGTGTAATTTTAAAAAGTTCTATGCCAGATATTCCTGGAAGCGTCGTAACGGGTACTATAAATTCAAACCTATTACCTTCCGGAAGTACATTACAAGTCAAATCCACTCTGTTTACATCGATCAATACAGTAACACTTGACATCGGTTATTGGTCTAATGTACCTAGCGTAAACGTATCAATTAACCCTCTACGCAGTAATTCTAGATTTAGAATTGATATTAGATGGGGTGGTGAAATTGCAAGCGCATGGGATGTAGTTTTCGCGATAAGTAGAAATGGTACTATCATCGGACTTCCAACACAAGAAGGCACTCGTATGGGCGCTGTTGGTATGGCTCTACAAACGTATATCGACGATAACAACGACAGTACTCCAGAATATACTTGTTTCTCTTACATAGATACCCCAAACACACTAGCTCCGATAACATACACGCTGGTCGCTAAAGCGTGGTCGGCAAGAACTTTATTTACTGGGTCAACTGTTAACCAAACAGACGGATTGACATATGAACGAATATCCAGTGAAATTATAGTAACAGAGATTGCACAATGAGTAAAGCTAGAAACATAGCAAGATTATTAATGAGCAACACTGGGGTTGTTCCAGTCAACTCAATCCAATCAGTAAACGCATCGAGTATAACATCAGCGTTATCTCATAGAAGTTTACCAGCTGGTCAGTCATTACAAGTACAGTCTACTTTTTACGGCTGGTATAATAGTATGACGTTAACAGGTTCTTGGCAAAACGTGCCGAACATGTCAGTGTCTATTACGCCGAAATTTGTCAACTCTAGATTTAGAATTGATGTTAGATGGTTCGGTGAAGTGGTTAGTGCAACTGACGTAACTTTCGGTATATCTAGAAACGGTACTATGATAAACTTACCGATTCAAGAAGGTAGCCGTTACGGTTGTCTTGGTATGCCTAACCAATCATATGTTCAAGACGATAACGACTCAACTCCAGAGTTTTCGTTCTTCTCAACAATAGATACACCAAATACAACATCCACGATAACATATACTATGGTCGCTAGATCTTATGGCGATACACGCACAATGTGGAACGGTAGAGTTTTTAGCGGTGCAAGTACAGGTAATTATGAACAAGGATCCGCAGGGATCACAGTCACGGAGTATGCTACATGAGACATCAAGCAATTAGAAATTTATATAAAAATGTATGGTCAATTTCAACAGATGAAACTGGAGACCACGCATTCGATCAAAACGGTTCACCAGTACTTTATGATGAAGTTAAAGTTCAAGAAGAAGCTGATAAACTACAAAAAGAATTTCTAGACAATAAATATAAGTCACTAAGGGCAAAAGACTATCCGTCAGTTAAAGATTTCGCTGATGCTATGTTTTGGTCAGCCCAAGGCGATGACACAAAGTTAAACGAATACTATGCGGCGTGTCAAGCTGTAAAAGATAAATATCCAAAACCATAATTGGAATAATAAATGCCTCTATTAACAGGACAAAACGCACCAAGGTTCTCTCAATACACCGCAGATCAGTTCGCGGGTAATGGGGTTCTGACAACATTTACACTATCAAGAACACCACCCAGCCCAGCAGCTTTGATGGTTACTATTGATGGTATTAAACAACATAGTAATACATACTCGATCGGCGCAAATCAGCTAGTCTTCTCTGAAGCTCCACCTTCTGGTTCTATCATCGAAGCGATCGCTATTGGCGCTCAAGGTCTAGCCTTTGAAGTTCCAGACGCTGGCGTCACTACTCAAAAATTAGCTCCATTGGCTGTAACAACAGATAAGATTTTAGACTCTGCGATTACAACTGAAAAGTTACTAGACGGTTCTGTAACACCAGTAAAATATGAAGCTATCGCTGGAGCTGGTGGTACTGGAGCTATGAGATCGCCTACTGGTACAACGGCTCAAAGACCTGCACCAAGTGTTGCATATAACGGATTGCGCCGTTTCAACTCGTCTCTTGGTCGCGAAGAATATTATCTTAATAAATTCTGGGTCAATGGTGACACAGCAAATGGTCCAGTGTCTTTTGAAGGTAAGACTTTAGGAGCAACGGCTAATGATGGTTCTGTTTTCACTTGGGTTGTACCAGCGGGTATAACACACATCTTTGTTAAGATGTGGGGTGCAGGTGGCGGCGGTGGAGCCTATGGTGGATGGCGTAACGGCGCATGCGGTGGCGGTGGTGGATACTCTCACGGTATCGTACCAGTAACTGCAGGTGAAACTATCACAATGCGTGCAGGTCAGCGTGGATATGGTCGTTGGGGTGCTAACAAATCATACCCTGACGGTGGTGGTGCTTCTACTGGAGGTGGTGATAACCAATACTGCGCTTCAGGCGGCGGTTCTTCTAGTATTTTAGTTCCATCTTTTTCATCTGAATATTGTATGTTCGCAGGCGGAGGTGGCGGTGGCGGTGTCGCAAACGGTTATAGTGTCAACTCTGGCGGCGCTGGCGGTGGTATCCAAGGACAACCAGGGTGTTACTCGAACTATAACTCAGGCGGCACTAACTTCGGCGGCGGTGGTCGCGAGAATGCAGGCGGTCGCGGTGGTACAGGTAACAACACCACGGGTGGTGCTGGATCGTTCAAACAAGGTGGAACTCATCAAAACGGAAACTGCTACGGCGGTGGCGGTGGCGGTGGCTGGTACGGTGGCGGCTCTGGTGCTTATGGTGGTTCGTCAATGGGTGGTGGCGGCGGTGGATCTGGTTATGTACATCCAAGTATTGCTCTAGGATATACTGCAACTGGTAACGGTAGAACTCCAGCTAACTCAACAGACCCTTGGTTAAACTGGCACGCAGGACAAGACGACCGCCAATATGGCACAGGCGCTGAAGATGATGGTCTAGGTGGACCAGGTCTTATCATCTGGTGGTATTAAGGATAAAATATGGATATCGTACAAGCAATTATGTTTATGATGCCTATGGCAAAGTATCGCTTCACTGGAGATACTTTGCCAGAGGGTGGATGGAAATACTCAGACTTAATTTGGGAAGACTTGTTTTTCCCTAAGCCGTCAGAAGCTCAGCTCGAAGAAGCATACGCTTTAAGTCAAGCTGCATATAGTCACCCAGATGGCGATTATAGAAACCTTCGTAAAGAACACTACCCTACTGCTGATCAGCAATTAGCTATCATCTATGACATCGGTATTGAAGGGTGGAAAGCGTACATCAAGAATGTAAAAGACAACATTCAGAAACCACAGGTAAACTAAGATGTTAACTAGAATCAACCCGTCTCTTATTCCAGATAGTGGGATCAACACTATCAAGTTGGCTGATAGCGCAATTACATCACCGAAGATTGCCAACGGATCTATCGTCGGCGCAGATATGAGTTTCCCAGGTGTTACATATCAGGTTAAATCTGCAATTTACAACACACAGTTTTCAATGTCTGCTGGCACAATGTATGATTTGAACGTCGGTATCAGTATCACGCCAACTACAAATGATAGTAAATTTTTAATAATGGGTTATGGTCACGCTGATGATAACTCATCGACAACTTGGGGTATTGGTATGGCTCTAATGTGTGAAGTCGCTGGTTATGGTAACAGATACTTCTCACATCAAGGTTCCCACCACAACTATGTTTCTGGCGCTGCTGACCACTACTTCCACGCCAACCTTCAAGAACTAGACAATGGTACTGGTCATGAAGGCGGATCTATTCCAGTCGTTGCAGGCGTAACACGAACTTATCGTTTGTACGGCTGTTGCCATAACGATTCTTGCCGTTGGAATGCAAGTAGTATTTCTCAGAACGCTGCTACTATGTCTAGATCGCCAGGAAATTCTAACACATATGGTACTAGACTAATGATTATCGAATTTGCAGGCTAAGGATAAATTATGATCAATTTACAAACAGAAAAATCAAAAGCTCCAACTAGAGTTTTAGCCGACATTGCTGCAGAAAATAATTTAAAATTTATTCTAATCGGCTATGTTGATGAGAATATTACAGAACAAGAGTTTAATAGTGTCATATGGTTACCTATTGACCTAATGACAGTTAGCGGTAAAGAAAAGTCTTTACCTTCTCCAGTAACTTGGAAAAAATATAAAACTCGTGTAAATTCTTATCTTAAGAACTTAGAGTACATATATAACCGTCGCGAAGAATATCCATCTATTGAAGAACAATTGGATACAATTTTTCACCAAGGTGTGGATGTTTGGAAAGAACAAATTCAAGCGATTAAAGACAAGTATCCAAAGCCATAATAAATATACAAGTTATTGACTAAGGTAAACAAATGGCTGTCGCATCTAGAGAACAATTAAAACAATACGCTTTGCGTGCACTAGGTGCGCCTGTCTTGGAGATCAACGTAGACAACGCTCAACTGGAAGATCGCCTCGATGAAGCGTTGGAGTACTGGAATCTATACCACTATGAGGGTGTAGAACAAATGTACTTGAAGCACCGCATCCGTGCTTCTACTCTAAACCTTCAATCCAACAACGGTACTGATTTCGTAATCTCTGAAATCATCACTGGCGCTACTTCTGGCGCCCAAGCAAAAGTTATCTCTGAATCAGGTAGTCAACCTACAACAGATAAAATCTTTGTACGAAACGTCACTGGAACTTTCGTTGTCGGTGAAACTATCATCGGTTCGTCTGGTCATTCTGGTGTACTAGCTGCATCAAATCCAGTAACTCTTGGTGAGTACGATCTAAAATATATCACTGTACCTGATTATGTGTACGGTGTTACTAAGGTATTGAACATCGGTCAAGCTTCTTCTTCTAAGAACATCTTCGACTTACAATACCAACTACGTTTGAACGACTTGTATGATTTGACTTCTACGTCGATCGTATACTACAAGACTGTTATGAGCCACCTAGCCATGCTAGACTTGGAATTGAACGGTCACCCTCTATATCGTTTCAACCGTATGCAGAACCGTATGTATCTAGACGTGAACTGGGAAACTGATGTTATCATCGGCGACTATATTCTGATTCAAGGATATCGTGCTCTAGACCCCACACAATACACTCGTGTATTCTCTGAGCCTTGGTTGAAGCATTACGTTACTGCTCTATTCAAACGCCAATGGGCTGTCAACATTAAGAAATTCTCTGGGCTACAACTCCCAGGTGGTGTTACTTTGGATGGTGATAAACTATACGAAGAAGCCACTCGCGAAGTTAAAGACTTAGAACTAGAACTACAAAACAAGTCAGCCCCTCTAGATTTCTTCATAGGGTAATAGATGGCAACCAATCCATACTTCACGCAAGGTACAACTACCGAGCAAGACTTAATAGAAGACATCATTATCGAATCTCTCAAGATTTACGGTAAGGATTTCTTCTACATTCCGCGCACCTTAGTTTCAGTGGATCACATCTTCGGCGAAGACCGTTTATCTGAATTCAAGAACTCATACCCCATCGAGATGTACTTTGATAACATCGAGAGCTTCGCGGGTCAAGGTGCCATGATTCAAAAGTTCGGTCTGTTAATGGACCAATCAGCCACATTGACAGTGGCTCGTAAGCGTTGGCAGCAATTGATCGGTGATCAAGGTACATCTATTCTACCTAACCGTCCAGCCGAAGGCGACTTATTGTATTATCCATTGACCAAAGGTTTGTTTGAGATTAAGTTCGTTAAACACCAAGAACCTTTCTATCAATTGGGACGCCTGTACACATATAAACTCGATATTGAATTGTTCCAATACTCTTCAGAACGTATCAATACTGGTATACCAGAGGTTGATGTGTTTGAAGACTTAAAGTCATTCGATGTAACAATCAACCCAGATATTGAAGAGGCAAGTAATAATTTTGCCAGCAATAACAAATTTAAAGAACAAGCTGTTGGTAACGTATTCGACGACAACAACCCGTTCGGTGAGGTTATTTAATGTTAAATGGTAACGTATATTATCACGGGATTGTCCGTAAATGTATTATCGGCTTCGGTCGATTATTCAGCGAAATCTATATTGACCGTAAAAAGTTAGACCCAGTCAATGGTGAGTTTGTACAACGTCTACGTGTACCTCTATCATATGCGCCTAAAGAAAAATGGTTAGTTCGCGTTGATGAAGATCCAACTTTGGAAAATCACACATTGACATCTCTACCAAGAATGTCATTTGAAATTATCGCATACACGTACGACTCGCTTCGTAAGATTAACCGTATGCAGAACATTAAGAACGATTGCGTCCCAGGAACTGGCTCCAACGCAACGTTTATAAGAACTCCAGTTCCATACAACATTGATATGTCTTTGTATATTGTAACAAAGACTCAAGAAGACGCTCTACAAATCATGGAGCAAATTCTTCCAACATTCACACCAGAATACACTATGTCAATCAATGCGGTTGACGATCTAGGTATTCAGTTGGACGTTCCAGTTGTTCTTAACTCAGTTATTGTTTCAGACGAATTTGAAGGTGACTTCCAAACTCGTCGTTTCGTCATCCACACTATTAACTTTCAAATGAAGGTTAGTTTGTTTGGTCCTGCAACTCAACAAGGTGTTATCGGTACTACTAACGTCA